TGTCAGAAATGTACTGGTCCTTGTGGTTCCCTGCCCTTGTTGTGCCCTTACCCAAGATCCTGGTGCTCCTTGAGAAACATTTCCAAATTTAGTTGGATCATCAACATTATCAGTTGCATTTCCTCCTTCTTCATTTGGTTTAGGAAAAACACTTGTAGAAGAAATCCATCCATGATCTGGGCTAAATATCATTCCCAAAACACCTCCAACCAAATTTCCAACATCGCTTGTTCCAACAAGTTTAGAAAAAGGGGTTTCTTTTTCTTTATGTTTATCTACAGCCTTTTTAAAAGGCTTTTCTACATTTCTATCCCAAGCACTAGATAACCAACTCATAAACCTCCTTATGCAGCAAAATATTGATATTCGTCATCGTATGTACCGATGGCGTGATCCATTCTTCTGGAGAAGGTATTGCCTTTGGCATAACGGAGTGACATGACTGCATAACGTGCTGCAGACATCAGGTCATCCCGTTCCTTCACCACTTTCCCATCCTTCCTGTGGTACATTCTCATTTCCTCGAAAAACTCTCCGAGATGATCAAATACCAACAACCTTTGGGTCTGGAAACGCTGTAGCATCTCCATGAGTCCTGGTTCGACTCCTTGACCTCCTTCAGGGTTTTCAAAATGCTTTGGGAACATATTGACTCCTGCTTTCCGGTAAATAGCAGCAAGAGGTTCCCCAGATCCTTTATCATGTTGTGCTCCGTCATGAGGCCAGATAACAGGTATCCAGTCTCCACGGGCTTTAATTGATTGACCATGAACTAGAGGGGTTTCCCCAGACTTTCGGTAGATGTCATACACGTATGCAACATCGTGGTCCCGATCATGAGCAATCCAAACAGCAGCAGTAGGGTGATCATATCCAAAATCAAGAGCACATATCCTCGCCCAGTGCGCTGGTATGGCAAAAGCCGGTCTTTTGATCTGTTCAATATCAACAGGAAATACGAGACCGCTACCAAGTACGGGAATACCCTCAGAACGCATCTTTCTTTCATGCGGAGGTAGTGCTGCAAGAATCTCTTCTTTAACCTCATCATCGAGGTGTGGTGCGTCATCCCATGTTGCGTTATATAATTGCTGGTGTGGTTTTAAATTGTTCATGAACTGGGCAACCACATTGGTCATCCCAGATTCGGGAGTAAATGTCATAAAGGTCAGACCACCGCTTTTGAGAGAAGCACGTAATGCCTGACTGTAAATATCCTGCGGGGGTTCCTCGTCCATCCAGACCACATCGACTGCTTTCCCCATCCATGCCTGTTTCCCCTGCTCGTAAGACTTCATAAAGCATTTGGAATTTCTTCCTGACGCATGCCTTACAGTTACTGTCGAAATGGCGTTTGGTATTCCAGGCTGACGTTCCCATTTTATTATTGATTCCTTTGGTACTGCTCCTTTACCAAAATCCTCATCATCTCCAGGTTCCCCGAATAGTTCTGCTTGAACGATGTCTCTTGTGTTTGCTGTTGTATTTCCTGCTGCCCATGCCTTGATTGGTCCTTTAAACCGATAGCCTTTCCACCATTTGGGATATTTCCCTGTTAGGTGATATGCCATCTCTGCTGCGCCACAGAAGGTCTTTCCGGTCTTATTTGCTGCCATTAACAATCTTTGTCGTGCAAGTCTGCCATTGTTGTCTTTGGCTGCATGGAAATTATCCTGGTACTCATAAGGGTCATAGAACGTGAGTCTATTCGTGTCTTTGGTTTCAGTAATCTTTTCTGCAAGCTGGATCGCTTGTTCTAGCTTTTCGTGCTCTAGCATTACTGAATCATTCCTTGTTCAATTGCCTGTTGTTTAGCCCACTTAATTTGTCCTATTGAAGGGATTGCTCCCATAGACATCCGGTGCATAAACTGCTGTGTCCATTGATCCCCTGTAACTGCAGGAACCAACCCTGGAGGTTCGGTAGATTCATAATTGAATCTCTCTGCATCTTTGTATGCAAAGACCCCCTGGAGTGGAGCCGTAAGCAGATTCAATCCCATTGCAAACATTCCCATCTTAGGATTGATCTTTCCGTGTAATGCCTGTTCACCACGTCTAAGCTGTTCCTGTCGGGTCATCCAATCTCCTGACAGTTTCGACTGCTTCATATCGATGGTTTCACCCTCGAATAAAGAAGCCTGTTGTTGGACTGGAAAAGGACTTTTTTCTGGTGATGCTTGTGGTGGAGCTACTGTTTTAATCGGTGTAAGACTAGACTTCGGTAATAATTCTCCTTGTGGAGATTTTGCTTCGATATTGACGTTATGCGTTAATACATGAGACTTTCCATCAACTGTGACCGATGTTGTCTTTTGTGGAACAATCGTTTCTGCTTCTGGTGCAACTATCGGTTCACTAGGCGTTGCTTTACTGGAACCATATCTTCCTGCATAAACCACATTTCCTGACTCATCTACAGCAGGACTAAATAAGGATAACTGACCTGTAGAAGGTTTTATTGCAGTCGATTCCGGTCCTGACACAAACTCGGACATAATCCCTTTTGATGCCAGATGTGATACTGCTAACTGGTTAACATTCAGCTTCTTCAAATCCTGCTTGGACTGTTCGTATTCCGTTTTTCTTGCTTCTGTATCTACTTTCTTTTCATCTAATACTTTAGTCCTTCCTATTGCCTGACCTTTTTCACGTTCAATCCAACTAGGATCAGTTCTCATTGCAGAAAGTTTCTTTTGTTCATCAATTTCTGGAAACGCAATAGTTTCTGAAGGTTTTACTTCGACAGAAGGAAGGTCCCAATCAGGCTTAAAACGTATTGCTTTCAGATTCTTTTTCTTAGTTGTTTTCCCAGGATCGTTATGCCCTTCGTATACAATCGGAGTTGATGCTTTTTGTGTTTGAGCACCACGCAGAACAAGATGGGATAGTATTGGATCTACTCCTCTTAACTGCTTAACCTGACCTTGCTGGAACTTCTTCAACACGTTTGTAGACTCTTGATAAACCGCTTTCTTATCTATCGATTCTTCAGAAATGGTTATGGGATTATTATGCTGTTCCATAACACGGGTTTTTTCAGCTTCATCAAAAAATTCAAAATCTTCTGAAACTCTTTGTATAACTCTGTTTTGATCTACTTCTTCTCTTCCAGTTGCCGATGCAGCCTCAACCTTTTGAACTGCCGTTGCTTCTGCAAAATCATCACTTACTGCCCGTATTACTTCTTGTGGCTTTTCTGCAACCTGAAATCTCTTTTCCTCTCCAGGAAGAATGCCCCTAGAGATGTTGTTATCCGATATATCTTCTCCTGACATGTGCTTACCAGGATCATATCCGTCATCTCGAAATCCTACTGTTTCATCCCAGTGAATTGCATCTCCACCTCTTGGTTCCTTTTTCGCAAAATCAAGAGTCCTTTGATCCCTTCTCCGTAACATAATCCCATCATCATCAATCACTACTTGCCCTTGCATTGACTCAATTGACTTAAACTCTTCCTGAGTTAAGGAAAAGCTACTCTTAGGATCTTTAGACTTGGCATAAAGCGTTGGTATTAAACGCTCCTGTATGATGCTTTTAAACGTGTCAGGACTTACTCTGATGTTCCTATCAAACTTCTTACCCGTCTTGATATTGGCTTTGAGTTCCTTGGTCTGGAATTCGTGATAACCAACCTTGACCGCTTGTTTCCAGGCTTTACCAATTGCCTCTTCTACCATCTCAAATGCCGTTTTAGACATTCCTGAAGATGACATCGAAGTTACTGTTGGATAAAAACCTTTTGAATCTGCTTGCCAGCCCCATTTCCCTTCTTGTTGATTGAAAACATACTTTCCTTTCCCGCTTTCAATCTGCCTTGGCTGCAATGCAACATTCTTAATTTTTTTATTTCCTTCTTTGTCGATGTATTCCATTGGCTTAACCAAAGGACTTCTAGATTCCATTGCCCTTTCACCAATCTCTTCCACCTGTTGCGACAAAAACGACATAATGGTTTTAATCTTGGACTCATCGATGTACCTTTTCTGTCCAACTTTCTTTTTCTTCGACTCTACTGGCCCCGATTCTGCCTGAGATCCGCTTTTTCCCTTAATATCACCTGTCAAAGACGCATATTTGATCGGTTCTAGGTTCTGATCGACCATAATATCCGTGTCAAACTTGTGAACCCCTGCAAATTCACCAATTAAGCGACGATTCTGTACTGGCGTATCCCGCTTCTGAACACTTTTGTAGGAAAATTTCGTTAAATCCAAGGGTCCGGTGTTCTTTACCATCGAACCCGACTCCTTCAATTCCTGCATGCGCCTTACATGCGCTTCAAAATCATCCTGCTTTGCCATTTATCCCTAATTGACGACTTGAATTTCCTCAATTTGATCTGACACAGGCTTCCGAACCTGGATCTTTGCAAGTAATACCTTCGCTCCATCTGCTCCCACCAATGCCACCAATTGCGCTTCCATCTCTTCCACTGTCCGCTTAACCTCACTCTCGACTTCCACACCCCTGTAACCACTCCGATCCAGTAAATCCTTTGCTGCTTGAAATCGAACTGTCTCACTCTCTCCCCTCTCTAATAAGTTCTCCATCACGTTCA